GGTAAATGTACCTGATATTGTTGCTGGTCCTTCAAGCGGAGCAACAAGGGTATGTTTACTAAGTGATGCAGATCCTGACCATTTCTGGCCGCCATTGCCAACGCCCTCGGTTGCAAATTCAACCGTCACGGCAATACGGTTAATGATTGAGTCGATAAGCTCTTCGGCATTGTAAACAAGTGCCGGATCGTAAAGACCCTCAAAATCAATTGACCAATCCCGTTTACCTCTGATGTGTTCTGCCCATCCCGCACTGTCTTTTGTAGTGGTGTCCGGCAGGTCAATGTTCACATTAAGCGTGCAAGAGTTTGACCCTCCGATGCAAACTCCGCTTGCAATCACAACTAAATTTGTTCCGTTTACTTTTGACATTTTATAGTTCCTCCAATAATTGATTAATATTCAGTTCCTTGTAAAGCATTATTTCTGTATCTGATAACCTCCGTTCGGTTCTCATCCCTGTAGGTCTACAGCTAATGAGGTGAAAATTATTAAAATGAACTCCTCCATCTTCAACCCCATAACCTCCGTAAGCTCTTTGAACAAGCAGTTGAAGCACTTGAGTTGATATGCTATTTAATGAGAGATAGCTTGCGTTTGTAGCGTTCGGGAATGAGGTGTAAATCTCAATGGTAGTCATCACGTCCCAAACATAACTGTCTTTTACTCCTTCCGGCTCCCCCGCCTCATGATCGCCAATGACAATATAAGGTTTAGCCACCCCCGATGGAGGAAATGAATAAACAGGAACAATTGAGCCACCATAGCTCACGGCATTGTTCAGCGTTGCATATATCCAGTCTCTTATATCGTCACATGGGTCTTTCATTGAATCCCATTTTATTAAGTTCTTTTAAAAATGCATTGTTTGCTCTTTCATAGTTATCAAAAAGATAAGGCTTTGCCTGAAGGTTGACCTGTCTTATTCCTCTTCCTCTGAACTCTGAAGCTATATCCGCATAACCCGGAAGAATCCTCACAAATTTGCCGGTTCCAAACTCCTGATAGGCTCCATAATTAACATTCACCTCGATGGTAAAAGTTAGCCCGTCTGATGAATAAGACGAGGCAATAGAGCTCCTTAGTCTTCCCCCTGCGCCCTTTCTCTTATTTACAGGTGCATCAAGTTTAGCGTGATAAGTAATCATCTCACCCGACCTTGCAACTAAGTTCTTTAGCTTCGCCTCTTCCTCCTTACTGATTGTCTCAGTCCAGTTGCGGAAAGCTTTCATTTCTGCAGGTGGTAAACTGAGTTTTATCATTTGTAAGCGAGTATTTTTAACCATCCTTCCGGCCCTTCAACCACTGAATGAATGGTATAGTTTTCTGAATTAAAAACAATCCTATGGGTACCTGCCAGAATATAAGTATCTCCCCGTTTGCGTAAGTCAAATTGATAAGCAGTATTAAACTGAACTCCTGCATCAAGCAAAGCGCGGGAGTAACTTAGCTGAGTAGCTTTTGTCCACTCACTCGCAATGGTTGACCATGTGGAGGTATAACCACCCTGCCCGTCACTCACCGCACTTTGCGCCTGAATGCTTACCGTATCTTTCATTGACCCTACGCTAACCATTTATTATCCTTATATGGTGAAGCAAGTTCAAATCCCTCATTGTTCACTATCCCCTCATCGCCCCTGTGAGTATAATGAACAAGTATCCTTTTCAAAATAGCATCTTTCAAAGCCTGTGGTAGTGCTGGGCACCCTGTGGCACCATAACCAGCAATAAACTCAATCAACAGACGAGGCGTGCGAGTTGAATAAACACCCGATATTCGCATCTGAGTAAATGGCGCACCAATAAGGTAATAATTAGTATTCAGGGTTAACACCGTCTCCGTTCCCTCCTCATCAATTAATTTAACTGAACTAACTGATTTAATAGGATGACAGGGTAGGGGAAATATCTCGCTTGTGATCTTATCGTATTCAACATAATAGGTTTTTTCGGCCAGTGACCTCTCTGTATATGCTTCGAGTTCTTCACGAGCAACCTTGATAAGATTGGTGATAATGGTATCATCACCAGTGCCAGTGATCTTGCAGTACAGTTTAGCCTCAGTCAATGTGACCGGCTCAGTTGTTGCATCCGTTTTTATCCAGATTTTTCTCATTTCACGAATCCCCTTGCTGCAAGTGATTTGTAACGTCTTTCAACCAATATAAGCTCCTGATCTTTGAGTTTATCTTCGTAAGGAATAAGAACTACACATTTTACAAATCCTACCGGAATGTTCATTTTATATTCAACCTTTTCGGTCGGCTTATCGGTAATGATTTTCTTTGCCATGATTATGCTTTTTTGTTGACACATTTAATCAAAAACTCTTCAAAATCCTGAAGCTCCTGAACCGTTTTTTCTTGTATCTCTGCAAATCTTTTCAGAGCTAATTTAGAAGCCTCTTTATAAACCTTTTCATCATCCAGCTTTTTGATAGCCTCAACCCATTCGGCCGTGTTCTCACGGTCGCAAAATATACCCGCCTCACCTAAACATTCTTTTAATCCAGGTGTGACATGAGCAATAACAGGAATACCGGAGGCCATTGCCTCAACTGCTACTCTGCCGTAACTCTCATATTTAGAGGGCATCAACACAATACGAGACTGTGAATAAACCTTTTTTATATCAGGCGTATTATCGAGATATTTAATATTTTTGATGTCTGCAATCTCCTGTTCACCATATCCACCCTTAACGCCGATAAACTTTTGTTCTGGCATTGACCTGGCTATATCCTGAAGCACTAAACCACCTTTGTCTTTCCAGAGATTAATAAGGGTGATTTTATCCCCTCTCTTTGTCTTTACCCTGTCAGGGTTAACCGGTGGGTGAACAATAATAGATGGATTAGGATAATGCAAGGCTTTTTTGACATATTCGCTATTATAAATGCAATAAACAAAGCGTTCGTTCATTGCGGGTTTATGCTTCTCAGGAATTCCCGCATAGATATTAGTATTATGCACCAAAAGAACATAGGGTTTATGGTAAAATTCAGCGATGTTTAGAGCCTTACCATAGCGGTCGAGATGCGAGATAATCAGATCAGTTGACCTTAACTCCTCTTTGCGCTTTTCAAAATCATCAATTTTCACCTCAATGCCATTGTATTCGTATTCTTTGGCATATTTTGAATCGGATAAATAAACCACAGCTTTATGCCCTCTATCAACAAGGTATTTAAGCATATCATAAAGCATCCATTCTGCGCCTGCATTATGGTAAGGAGGGAAGCCGTGAACCATTGCGAGTATTTTCATAATCTTTCCTGTGAGTTAAATATTACTTGATAATTAATTTCTTTCTTGTTTATCTCACTCCATCCGTTGATTTGAGTTGCATACATTGGATAAGTGATATACAAATTTAAGCTATTTGCATTAACTCTGAGCCATTCATCAAAACAAAGATCACGAAGTGGGTCAAATTCTTTCATTACCCTATCAATAAATGATGCTCGATACGCACACGCGTGAGTCGTCCAGGCTCCATGAACCTTGCGGACAGTCTCATTTACAAAACTTGTTTGCTCTGTTAGGTTAGCACCCAAATAGATGACATCCCAGTCATCCGGGAAGTCTTTGAAATTGATCTGAGAAGGGTCAAGAATGAATTTAACATCATCCTCAAGGACTATTATGTCTTTGCCTTGATTGGCCTTAAAAATAGCTTGAAAAGTCAGCGCATTGCCTATGGTTCCGTTATCATGAGTTAGGCATGGAAACTCTGTATAATCAAAACCATATTTTTCAATTTCCTGAGTAAAATGAATCTTTCTTTTATCCTTGTAATTCATCACCACCACAGGGAAAGGAAATTTACAAACAGGGTTTTCTTTTACATGAAACCACGAATTATCAATAACAGTAAAGTCAGCGTGAAAGACCTCTGCAACGGCTTGTTTAACTCCGGGCCAGTATTCTGAATAATCATGACCGCCAATTATGCCTCCTTTTCTCAGTTTAGGCAACCATGCCTCTATATCTGCTTTGACTGATTTATAATCATGTGAGGCATCAATAAAGATAAAATCAAAATAACCATCCTCAACATTTGCGGCAAAATCAATGCTTTTACCTTGCAAGACCTTTACAAATGAGAATTGGCTCATATGGCTCATGAACGCAGGAAGGTTATCTCCCGGCATATCATGAAGAGTCGGACAATCTTCATTTCTGAAAGTATCACAACAAGTAAATTCAATATCCTTGCCTGAATTAAGAATCTCAACGGCCATATAAGCAGATGACTTGCCCCGATAGCTACCAACCTCAAGAAACCTGCCTGAAAGTCCTCTGACGGCAAACTGGTAGACTCTTTCAAAGTCAAACCAACCTTTTATATTTTCGTAGTAGTGTTTCATTTGCAAGTGGTCATTATAAAGTATGTTATTTCTCCTGTTGAATTGGTAACGATTATCAATTGACCGTTTTGTTTTTCAAGATGCTCTCCACATTGTTGTGTTTGGTATATCTCCGTTTTGCCATTCACGATCACAACCGAAGTACATTGCTTGCATTGTTCCTTTTGGCAACTTATTAACGCTAAAATACTTAATATAAATAATCCTTTTTTCATTGCGAGCGATTTAAAAGAAGGGAACCGGACTCGTTCCGGCCCCTTCTGTTTTGAGATTATGCAGAACCCTTTGCAAGTGCGCTGGCAAATGTGCCATAAACAAATGCGTTAGGTCTGTAAACTGCTATAGCAATTCTTTCAGAACCTCTGACAGTAACCATACCCTTGACAAAGTTA